ACCGGATCTTTTTGAAGGGTTCTGCATCGGAAATGTAATCAAATACCTGAGCAGGTACCGCTTCAAGGGCGGGGTCGATGACCTGAAGAAAGCAGCATGGTATCTGAACAGAATCATCAAGACGCTAGAGACTGCATAGGTTGCGTTTCTGGAAAGCAACCGCGAGAGGTTGCTGAAAATATAAAGATTGCGAAGGTGATTGTATGGAACAGTCTTTTGAAAAAGATGTTATACCTGCTTATGATTATGCAGACTTGGACGGGAAAACGCTTGAAATAAAAGTACACGAAGGTGACGAAGCCATTGTGGTTAGCGGCAAAGATGTGCAAAGCGGCAAGATATATGTCATCTTGGTGAAAGTTAAGTAACTTCACAATAGCAGGAATGTATGAATACAAAAGACAAGACTGACTGGGAGGGGTCAACGTGAGGGAACTTGTACCGGGATATAAGCAAGCGATAAAGTTGTTGGACAACAGAATATCAGAACTGGTCAGGCTGCGTGACTTTTTACAAGCTCGGACACATGACCCTGAACAGCTCGGAATGATCGAAGAACTAAACGAAAGACTAAAGCCGCTTAGGTCCATGCTTAATGACCTGCGGGAAGTTACAAGAGAGGTGGAGCATTACTATGACCGTTCGTGGTGGAGAAGCGAAGAACTCACTTGCAACCAGCGAAAGTCTCGACGTTTTTTATACGCTGGACCCACAAGACGCTGAAATGATGGAGAATTGCAACAATGCGCAAAGGGAACGGATGAGAAAATACATAAATGCTGTGATGGAAATTATGTTGACGGCCAGACAGCGTCAGGTAGTGTGGATGTATTACGCAGAAGGAAAAACGATGACAGAGATCGCGGCCGCGCTCGGTATCAGCCCACGCGGAGCGAGGGGGGTGCTGGGAGCAGGAATGAGAAAAATTGAGAAACAGAAAAAAATTTTTTTAAAAATGGAACATTAATATGTACCGATTTTAGCTGAATTTGCCCTTATATATAAAGGGCTTTTTATTTTGCACTTCTGACCTCCTAATTTGGGCGGCAGCTTCTTCCTCCTTATCGGCAGAGCCCGGCGCTCGCGAAGAACGTCCGGGCTCTACTGCTGTTTTTGAGGTGGCGATGTTCGAAAAGAAGGATATTCTCCTTTTGTGGCGAATTATGGTAATGAAAGGGGGATGATTAAATGGCTATAAAAGTAACTACAATAGTTTGCATGGATAATGGTAAGAAAATAGAACTTGAATACAAACCGACAGATCTTCTTGAAATGATTACTGACAAAGAAGGGAAACCTCTTGACAAGTTCATCCAATTTGGGATGGATTTAATTAATCCAAAGCATATATCTGCGTTGTATTGGACAGAAACGGAAGAAAATACAGGCTATTATGATATTCTAGATTATGCAAAACTCACAAAATAAGCAAGTAGAGCCTTCGGGCTCTTTTTTACTGTGTCCGTTTCCTGTCCGAAAATTGTCCGTTTTTTGTCCGCTTAATGTGTTATAATGATTATAATAGAATTATTGTCTCAATAAGAGCCTTGGAAAACCAGGGCTCTTTTTTGTAGCTCACTGCTCGGGCGGCCACCGGCTGGTTCCATGAAACCTCCTCGGTGGCGCTCGGGTTTAATTTATCAAGGTTCAATGCGGGTTAGTACATCACACGTATTGCCAGGGGTGGGAGGTGGTGATGTGAAAGAAGGATTTTCTCCCTCCTTTTTTCGTGATATATTTATGTACAAAGGAGGGATTGCATATGGTGGAATTTTTGCTGTGTTTATTTGGCGGGTATTTCGGAGCGCATAAATTCTACAAGAAGAACTGGAAGATGGGGCTTATATACTTACTTACCGTAGGTCTTTATGGGGTAGGCTGGATATACGACACGATAAAACTCGGAGCAGGGCTGATAAAGGACTATACATCAACCGACAAGGCTAAGAAACAGGCTAAAGCAGAGGCAAAAGCAAAAGCAAAAGTCGAAAAAGAACTGGCAATCAAACAAGAGCAGGAGAGGATTGCACAGCTTGAAAAAGAGGGAGTAGTGTACTGCCCGCGTTGTAAGAGTGTATCGGTGCAGTACATAGAAAGAAGAAAGCGGCTGTCTGTTGGAAGAGCAGTTGCTGGGACGATGTTATTGAATCCCCTATGGGGAGCGGTAGGAGCGGTTACGAGTAAGAAATATTACGGGTTCAATAAATGCCTGAAATGCGGATATACCTGGAAGATATAAAACAGTTAGGTAATACGAGGCGCTTGCATGAGCAGGCATCTCTTTTTTATGGTGACAAATATGTCTATAAAAAAACTCTGTCAATGCGGTAAGGTTATAGACATCGGCATGAAGCGGTGCGAGGACTGTGCCAGGAAGGCAGAGCAAGCAAGAAAGGAATACTTCAAGCAATATGACGCTGCTGTCAGGGACAAGAGGACGGCGGTGTTTTATAATTCTCCCGAATGGGAGAAGGCAAGACAACAAGCACTGATGCGTGACTTTGGTCTATGCCGTGACTGCTTGGAAGAGAAGAAGATCACACCGGCTGATGTGGTGGACCATGTTAAGCCGATAAAAAAGTTTTGGCACTTGAGATTAATGCTTAGCAATCTTCGCTCACTATGTAATATGCACCATGCGGTTAAGTCAGCCGAGGATAGGAGGAAGTATGGGGCTTGAGATTTAAAATGCAGGATGACAAATAAAAACTTGCAAATACAATCCTTGATAAAAGCGGCTAAAATTTAAGACAAATAGATTAAGACAAACACAGAACAAAAAGCCTTGAAATGCAGTGAAATCAAGGGGTAGGGCGGGGTTAGAAATTTTCATGCGCCGCTATGGATACCACGCGACCGCCCACGCGCGAATTTTTTTCCCAAAATGGCGAGAGGAGGTGATTGTGTGGCTGGTAGACCGCCAAAACCTGTCAAACTTTTGAAGATGGAAGGCAGGTCCCACAGGACTAAGGCAGAATTAGAGGCAAGGGAGAAGGCTGAAAAGCAGTTGCTGACAGGTCAGAAAATGAAAGCCTGGCCGGAAGTCCGGGGAAACAAGCTGGCCAGGAAAGAATTTAACCGTGTCAAGAATCTCCTGGAAGCTATCGGCCACAATGACGCCCTCCATGAAGCCGTCATCAATCGGTATTGCTTGCTGACTGCCGAGTGTAAGGAGATAGAAGATACGATAGAGCAACTGAGGGGAGATCTTGCCGAACTGGACAAGGCAAGGCTGAACGGTGAAATTGCATATACGGACTATCTCGAGGAGAAGGGCAATATCCACGACCGCATAATCGCGTGGGATAAGAAGCTCATGGACAAACGCAAGATGCTGCTCCAGATTGAGAAGGAAAATGTTATGACAATCATGGCAGCGCTGCGGTCTATACCAAAGGAACCGGAGAAGAAGAAAGAAAGCCCTATGGCCGAATACCTTCGCAGGAAGAGGGAGGGACAAAGCGGGTGATGTAAGTGTCACATGATAAACAGCGAGCACTCGAAGTAATCGAGTTTATACAGATGCTAAAGGCTGTCGACGACTTTTACGGACAGCCTTTTATGCTTCTCGACTGGCAATATCAAATCCTTTGGGACGTATATGGTACTGTCAACGAAAAAGGATACCGCCAATACAGGTACGCCTATCTTGAGATCCCGAAAAAGAACGGAAAAACGACCCTGATTGCCGGCCTGGGATTATATCATCTGACCTGTGACGGTCCCGGCGGGCAAATTTATTGCTGCGCGGCTGACCGAGGACAGGCTGAACTGGTATACAAAGCTGCAGTGCAAATGGTAAATCAGGAACCTGAACTGGATTATGAACAAGGCGGGATCCTCAAGATACTCGACAGCAAGAAGGAGATATGGAACACAGAAACAGGTTCGTTCTTGAAAGTGCTGTCGGCCGAGGCATATACGAAGCACGGTCTCAACCCGTCGGTTGTTATTTTTGACGAACTCCACGCTCAGCCAACACGCGACCTGTGGGATGTAATGACCTTTGGTGCCGGTGCCGCTCGTAAAGAGCCACTGTGGTGGGTGATAACCACTGCCGGTGACGATCCGGACAGACACTCCATAGGTTGGGAGGTCCACGAATACGCCCGAAGGGTCCGGGATGGAGAAATCGAAGATCCTGCCTGGTATGTGAAGATATACTGTGCGGACGAGGAAGAGGACATTTTCGATGAAGCAGTTTGGTATAAGGCAAACCCGAGCCTCGGCCATACGATAGACATTGAAAGCGTGCGTCAGGAAGCCCTGCGGGCGCGGAACGATGAAGCGCAAGAAAAACTGTTCCGCTGGCTCCGCCTGAACCAGTGGGTAAGCGTGAAATCCGTGGGTTGGCTCCCACTGTCATTGTGGGATGCCACGGTCGGAAACTGGAACCCGGCGGAATTGGTGGGGAAGAAATGCTATCTCGGGCTTGACTTGTCGAGCACTATCGACCTGACCGGCGCATGCTTGCTGTTCCCGCCGCAGGAAGGTATACCGGATTGGCGTGCATTGTTTGAGGCGTGGGTCCCGGAAGAAAGCATGAAGGAACGTGTCAAACGGGATCAGGTGCCATATGACAAATGGGTTAAGCAGAAATATCTGCATGCCACGCCCGGTAATGTCGTTGATTATGAGTTTGTGGAAGCCAGAATTTTGGCTTTGAACAAGCAATATGAAATTGTCGAGGTTGATACTGACTCATGGAACAGCCGCATGCTGACACAACGGCTTATAAAAAACGGCATTACGGTTGTGGAAGTGCCTCAGCAAATGGCGCATATGTCTCCGCCAATGAAAGAAATCGAGCGTCTGGCCAAAACAGGTCAGCTGACGCATGAGGCTCATCCGGTGGCGCGTTGGTGTTGGGGCAATGTTGTGATCGTGGTCGACGGAAACGGCAATATCAAGCCCATGAAAAACAAATGCAAAGAAAAAATCGACTTGATCGTCGCAATGATAAACGCCATGGCCCGCGCTATGCAGGACGCGCAGAAAGTTGATGTGTCGCAATATGCAAACGAGGAATTCCTCGAGAAACTCTGGGGCTAGGAGGTGGATAAATGGCATTCTGGAATAAAATATTTAAGCCGAAAGCGCAAGATACGCGCGAAAAATACGATATAAACGACCGGCGCCTGCTGGAAATCCTCGGCATAAACCTTGACGAACTGAATCTCAAGGGTAAAAACGCCATGAAGGAGGCAACTGTATTCGCCTGCATCCGCATCCTGGCCGATGCTGTTGGAAAGCTGCCGCTGAAAATATACCGGGAGCAGGACGGTAAACCGGGCGAAGTGAGCCATTCTCTATCGCCGCTGCTGAAAACCAGGCCCAACCCATGGATGAGCGCCAGGGACTTCAAAAAAGCAGTCGAGGTCCAGCGATTGATTCATGGAAACAGCTATGTATGGATAGACGTCGCTACCCGGGGCGCCGATGCCGGCAAGGTGATAGGCTTATATCCATTGGATAGCACTAGGATGGAGATATGGATCGACGACGTCGGTCTGCTGCCCGGGAAGGGTAAGATGTGGTATGTCTACACGGACAACCTGGGGCAGCAGTATAAGCTCAAGCCTGACGAGGTATTGCACTTCAAAGGGCTGACCCTTGACGGCATCGTCGGCATGACGCCGCTTGAAGTGTTGCAAAAAACCATCGAAAATGCCGGTGCTGCAAGTGAGTTCATCAATAAAAGTTTCAAAAGCGGCATGCAGGTCAAGGGTATTGTACAGTATGTCGGAGACCTGAGCCCTGAAGCCGAAAACACGTTCCGGGAAAAGTTCGAACGAATGTCCAGTGGGCTCAAAAACGCCAATCGCGTGGCACTCTTGCCAATAGGGTACAAATTCGAACCTATCAGCCTGAAAATGACCGATGCGCAGTTCCTGGAAAACACCGAACTGACGATCCGGCAGATCGCGGCTGCGTTTGGCGTGAAGATGCATCAGTTGAATGACTTGGACCGGGCAACCCACACCAACATCACAGAGCAGCAGCGTGAGTTTTATATTGACACGCTCATGGACATCCTGACCGGATATGAACAGGAACTGACATATAAGCTGTTTACAGACAATGAGCTGGCAGAAGGCTATTACATCAAGTTCAACGTCAATGCTATTTTGAGGGCGGACCACAAAACCAGGTTCGAAGCATACCGGACTGCAATACAGTCTGGTTTTATGACGCCCAACGAGGTCCGGGCGCTGGAGGAACTCGAACCGAAAGAGGGCGGCGACCGGCTCCTGATCAACGGCAACATGATGCCGATCGAGATGGCCGGCATGCAATATCAGAAAGGCGGTGAGAACAGTGGGGAATAAGGCAAAGGGCAAAAAGTTCTGGAACCTGAAGAAAACTGACGAGAAAACTGGTGAGCTGACACTCTACGGTGAGATTTCAAATGTGTCCTGGTGGGGCGACGAAGTCACACCGAAACAGTTCAAAGAGGATCTTGACAAGCTGAGCGACATCGAGACGCTGAATGTCTACATCAACAGTCCGGGCGGTGATGTGTTTGCCGGTCAGACGATCTACTCTATGCTGAAACGTCACAAGGCGCAGGTCAATGTTTACATTGACGGCCTGGCCGCCAGTATAGCATCCCTGATCGCCATGGCAGGAGACAAGGTCATCATGCCGGCGAACGCCATGATGATGATCCACAATCCATGGACTTTCGCAATGGGTAACGCCAATGACTTCAGGAAACTGGCCGATGACCTTGACAAGATCCGGGAAAGCATGATAGTGGCGTATCAGGGAAAATCTGGGCTTGAAAAAGACGAAATCATCAGCATCATGGATGCCGAAACCTGGCTGACAGCGGAGGAATGCAAGAAGAAGGGGCTTGCGGACGAGATCGAGGAAGCTAAGAAAGTGGCAGCCTGCGTAGATGAGAAGTATTTCAGCAGGTACAGAAATGTGCCTAAAAATCTCAAAGAACTTCCTGAAGAGCCTCCTGGGCAGGCCAGGGAGGTGAGGGACAGTGAAAACGAACTGAGAAAAAGAAAATTGCTGTTGGAGTTGGAGCTGTAAAGGCTCTTTTTTATTACCTCAAAAAAATCAAGGAAGGGATGATGTGAAGTGACAAAGGAAATGAGAGCAATGCTTCAGGAACTCGAAACCCTGAAGGCAAACGTCAGGGCTCTGATTGGCGAATACAAACTCGATGAGGCCGAAAAGAAGATGGAAGAGGTCAGAGCCCTGCAGAAGAAGATCGATTTGCAGAAACAGCTTGAGGAAATGGATGGAGTTGTTAATCTCGATGCTGGGACCCAACTGACTGCAAAGGTTGATAAGGATCTCAATGCGGAATACAAGCGTATATTCCTGCGTGGTCTGCGCAGGCAGCCTATTTCACTGGACGACCGCAGCGTCATCAATGAGTATTACAAGACCAACGGTATCCGCGCAGAACTGATGCACGAA